GAATTGCTTGAATCATTTATTGTCCATTCAGTACCTACACTACCTGAAACTACAGACCAATTAGAAGTTGCATCAAAGCCACCGTTACCTCCTAATTTATCATCACCAAAAAAAGTAGTAGTAGCATGAAAAGGCTGTTTAACTTTTTCTAAACTTATATTACTTAATGTAAAGTTTTGTCCATCAGTATTACTTCTAACTTGTATATAAACACTAGCTGCTTCTGCTGTAAAATATATAACATTATTCGTACCTTCATATAATCTTGTAGTAGTTCCACTCCCATGATTTATCCTAAATTGCCAACTTGGCAAACTAGATGTTGTAGAAACAGTATGTGTAAATTTATAATATGCTCCTGCTTGTAAATCTGATGACATGCCTGAATTTATAGATGATTGCAAATTTAATCTTAAATCTCCTGTATCTGTACCATTTTTAGTTAATGTCATAGATGTTTGCGAAGAAGTATGACCTGTCCAATCTCCTGTATCACCTGCTGTAATACTCCAATTATTGCCATTAAAATTACCATCATCATTTAAATGTGGAGTTATGGTTGATTCTAATCCTCCTGAATTAGCTCCATCAAATATAACTGTTTGTGGATTTGTTATTCCTGTATCATTCATAGGATACCAAAGCTCTAAACTTGAAGATGTTATATTAGATGTAGCAGAGCTATTGCTTGTTATTAATTTTTCAGGATGCAAATAATCATATGTAACATCTTCTAAATCCCAAGCTTCTGTCCAATATTGAAAATCTGCCATTAATCCACCCCATACATTGTCTAATAAAGCACTTGAATTAGCACCTATCATAGGATAATTAACAGAATTACTATTATTTAATCCACTAATAGCTGATGTATTTGTATGTGATGTAGATAACTTTCCATCTACATATATATTAACCTGATTAGAACTTGCATCTTTATCAAAAGAAACAACTATACGATGCCAAACTCCATCATCTATTACAGTTGTATCTGAATGAATTCCTGTAGAATTTAACTCAACTTTTAAAACATTGCTTTGTCCATATATTCTAAATGCATTATAATTTCTTCCACCTCCTTCAAATATATCTCCTCCACCTGTAGTTTTAATCCAAACAGCAAATGTCATTTTATCATGAGTGCTAGGCTGCCAATAAGTTGAACCTTGTTTAGGTTCTATAAAATCACTTACTCCATCAAACTCTAATGCTTTGCCTGAATATATACTTAATCTATCTACAGGCTCTCCTGTTTTTTGTGGAGAGTTTCCAAATGTTGCTGCTGTATTATTTGATACTATTGATGTTACCATTATTGAAAATTCCCATGATTTGCTCCACTTACAGCTTTTAAAGATGCATTGGATATTGTTACTGAATCATTTGCTGAAAAACCACCTAGTACTAAAGTACAAGTTGAAGCATGTCCTGCTCTAAAATATATATGAGTACTTCCTTCAGTAAATACATTTCCTGGTATTAAGCTTGGATAAGGGTCATATATTCGTAGTTTCATATCTCCACTATTATCAGTCAAATTAGATATTGTACAAGAAAATTTATATAAAGTCCCAACAACTAAATTTGATGTTAAGCTATGATTTGCACCTGAATTATCTAATACTACTTTAGCTCCAGCAGAATGTGGAGATGCATCTCCTGCTATTGTTATGCTAGTTCCTGCTACAGCTGATACAGAATTATCTCCATAAGCAGTCCATCCACCACCTGTCCCATCCTCAACTCTAAAAAACTTACTGTTGTCTACTAATTCAGTACCTAATGATTCTGTGCCATGCAAGTCTTCTACTGCACCACTAATATCAGCATCTAATCCCCACCAAGATACAAGAGCTCCTCCTGAGCCATCTACATTAGTTTTTTCATTGGTGTTTAATTCTGAATATGTTTTCTGACTTATACTTTGTATTTGTTCTTGTGTTAATACTGTATCCCATATTCCTACTTGTGCTATATTGCCAACAAATTCACGATTAGTAACATCAAGCCAATTACCAATAGCTAAATTAGTTGTACTTTCATGATTCATTCCTGTATATGTACCTGAAGTAGTTGTTGTAATAGTTTCAAGAACTCCATTAACATATAATTTAGCTCCACTCATAGCACCACTCCCATCATAAGTTGAAGCAACATGATACCATTTATTTATTGCAAGTACTGTATTGCCATTTCCATTAATATTAACAGTATAAATATCTGTATATAAAGCAAGTCCTAAATTATTACTAGAATCTGTATAAAATAAAAAATCTGTATTACTTGCATTTGATTTGCTAACTATTACTGAACTAGCACCAACTTCTGTTTTATATATCCAAGCAGATATACTAAAAGCTTTGTCATTTGATGCTCCAGCAGCTGTAGAAAAATTAAAATTACTACTAGTACCACAATCTATATAATCACCAACACCTTGAGCAAAACTTGCACTCCCACTACCTATTTGGTCTGCTAATGCTGCTTTAGAATTGTCTACACCTCTTGGCTTTCTTGGAGTATCTAATCCATACACATCTGATGTTCCAAAATCTGCTACAGTAGCATTTGTTATTGACAAATCATATCCAACTGATGTAGGATTTTTAGAGTCAATCATTTTAGAGGTATCTCCATCTTTACTTTCTTCCATTGCATACCAGCTAACTAAATGAGTCAATTCTGTTCCCTTTAAATCGCTATATGTTTTATACATTATATTTTGCACTTCAGAAGCTGATAGAACTCTATTCCATATTGCAAAGTTTTTTAAACTACCATTAAAATCATTAGCACCTGTACCTTCACCTATGGTAAAAGAATCACTTGATGCTTCTCTATTGACCCATGTAGTATGATTTAAAACTAAAACTCCATCTACATATATAGTCCAATTATTAGTAGCACATGTAATAGCAACATGATGCCAAATTCCATCATTATATTCTGGAGATGTTTCAGGATTATTTGTACCATCATACATATTTATTTCACCTGCATTCATAGAAATATTTATAAATTCACTTGAATCTGTTTCACAATGTAATATTCTCATATTACCAGTAGTTGCAGTTGATTTTATCCAAAATGCAAAAGACCTATCTCCTGACAATGTTAATGTTCCTGCTAATTGGTCATTAGTACCATCAAATAAAGTGCTACCTGTACCTACATGTTCAAGGTCTGTATTTTGAAAGTCAAAGAATAGTTTTAGGTTATCTTTTATAAACTTGATACCAAAAGTTCTCATGGTAGTAGCTGCTTTAGCTATTGTTGGTCCTATTCCAAATCTCATTATATTATCCTATATAACAAATTATACCATTGTTATCTGATTGATCTGCTGCTAAAGATACACTTGTAAACCTACCAAATATTGTAGAACTTGCAGGTAATATTACATCAGAATCAAATGTATCTCCAGCTGATTCATAACCTGTTCCTCCAATACCTATAAATTTAGAAGAATCTTCAGCAGTTAATACATCTAGCTTAACTTCGTTGCCTAAAACTTGTATTGCAACTATAACTCCATTAGTTGGTGTAAATGTTTTAGCATTTGTATTAAGATATACAGAACCACCTTGACCTAGTCCTGCATTGTTTGATTCTTGTACTGTATATTGATATATACCTTTGCTTGCCATATTGCTCTCCTTATCTAATTGATCCTTTTCCAGGAACTATTACTCTTGGTCCCCAGATATTAGCTGATTGTTTCTTTTCAACCATTTTTTTAAATTCTTTCATAAAATATTCTTTCATTTGAATATCTGCTCTATCTTCAGCTACTTTTGCCTTTACATAATAGACAATAGCTTTAGACAAATAATCTGGAATATGTATTGTATCTGATTCATCATTCAAAACATCTACATCAAAATATAGAGTAGATGATTCAGTAACAGCATCTCCATTGTATTTAGTTTTTAAAACTAATGATGTACTACTAGATGTAGTAGCATTAACTTCATGTAGTCCATTAAATTTTTGTGATCCTCTTATTACAATAAAAGATCCTGCAGCAAAACTTGATGAAGGAATAGTTAGTTGTAATAATCCTGAACTTTCTGAGTATGCACTAATAGCTAAAGTATCTGAAACATCATTAATATGATATTTAGGACTATAAGCATATTCTATTTCTAAACCATCAGTTATTGTTTGTGTAGGACTTTTATATCTTATAACTCTAGAGTCTGGACCATAATCTCTACTAGTTGGATCATTCTCTGGAGTAATATCATTTTCTACTATAGCTAGTCTATTTCCTTTTAAATAATATGCATACTGTCTAAGATTAGCCATTTATATTAACTCCTGATCAGCATCTTCTGTATAAGGTTCACCTATCATTCTAGGTATTTTTCTATATTCATCTTTAGTATTTAGATGGTTTTTAGCTCTTACACTTGTAATTTTAATAACATCATTAGGAATATCATAAAACCTTTTATCCTTAACTAAATCAAATCTTTCAGTAGTTATGTTTGTTTCAGATATCATATTAATTTCTTCTAAAGCATCTTTTATATATGCAATAGCTCTACCTGTTTGAGTTATTCCAACTCTTTCCATTAATTCTTGAACTTTCATTATCTACCTCCTTCTTGTGGCTGTGGAGGCTTCATCAATACAAATGCAGTATCATATTGTCTTGAAAGTAGTTGATGCCTGCCTTGCATCCAATTATAATCTGTTGTATTCCCTTGAAGCTGTGTTTGCCAAGTATTTAAATAAGTTGCAATCTTTTGTATTTGAACTTGAGCCATTTCTAAATCTTCTTCATCTTCTACCATATGACCTAAAGTTTCAAACCAATCACTAAAATCTGCAAAATCTGCATCAGTGCCAATTGTACCACTTGTTATAGTTCCAGTCAACTCTTCACTAGAACCTGCTACTGTAGGTATATTTTTAGCAGCTAATGCTGTTTCTAAAGATTTAATAGCTGCATAAATTAAAACTAAATATTCTTTGTTTTGTGGAAACCATTTTAGTCCTGTACTATCTTTGTCAACAGCTCCACCATCAGAGTCTTGTGGACTGTAATTAACATATAAAACTTTAAAACTATTTGCACCTCCTGCAGAAGGTTCAGGATATACATGAACATTTTTATTTTCTGTTATCATATATACAGGGTTAAATGCAGATGCATAATACAAACTATCTTTATCTGTAACTTTATACTCTAAAGCTATATTTTGTTTTGTGCAAGGCATCCATTGATTGTTAGTACCATTTTCTCTTACAACTGAAATTATATTATCAGACCCTGGATTAAACCCATTGGATGTCTGTTCTGTACTTGATCTTGTAAAATTATCTTTTTCACCTGGATTGGCTAAAAGACATCTATTAGTAACATCTATAACACCATCATTAAGATATTGTTCTAATTGTGCTTGTGTAGGATTGCTACCTGAGCTTTCTATTGTTAAACCTGTTAAAGCTTCTACTTGTGCTTCAAATGATGCCAAATTTCCTCCTCTCTAAGCCTTGACTAAGCATGAATGAGATTGTTGTAAGACAGGGAGGGTTGCCCCTCCCATATCTTTGTTTTTATTTACATATCAGCTATGATATCGTCTACAGCTCCTGAAGGTATTACCAAGACTCTTACAGTCCCTGAGTCTAGATTTACTGCATCACCACTGCTACTAGCTACTACTGAAACAGTATTAGCTGCAGTAACATCTGCAGTGAGTTGTAAATCTGACACATCAAGACTATGACTTACCATAACAATATCGCCTAAAGCAGCTCCTGTTACAGTAATATCTGTAGCCTCTTCATTACCATCAGTAATATTTCCAAAGTCAACTGTTGCTGACCCTGCCAAGACTCTACCATCTGGGTTATTTGCAAAAAAGTATTTACCTGGCATTTGCTACCCCCTTTATGACGATGCTGGTGCAACAGCTGTAATTAAAACAACTGTTACTGTTATTGTAGCAGAAGATGGTATACTATTAGCATCAATTGAAAAGTGACAATCTTCAGATGAAACTGCTATGAAGTCATGTGCTTTGATTGCATATACACCATCACCACTATCTCCATAAGCAGCACCAAAATCTGATGCTCCATCTGTTAATCCAAGATCAAAATCAAGAGATCCACTGTTGTTTCCAATTCCTTCTACTCTAACAAATCCACCCCATACAGAGGTATTTGTACCAAAAGATATTATTTCTTTGGTTGTAGAAGTATCACCACCAGAAAAAGAGACTGTACCTTTTTTAGCTATAAATCCTTTTCCTTCAACTTGACCAATTTGATCAGGTCTAAAAAGATCAACTACATCTTGAATATTAAAATCAGACTTATTTTGTCCATAATTTGGATTAGCCATAATTTATCTCCTTTCCTTTAAGTCCAGATAGCATGGGATTCAGGCATTGAAAACTCCATCCCAGCTTCTGTTAAGATTAAATCAACTCTTCTATCAACACCAGAGTTCTCAAGTGTTTGGACTCCAACATATACTGATGTGTCCCTATTTACTCCATTACCTACAAGTGGTCTATATTTAACATGCTTCATGTTAATACCTAGAATCTTAACAGCAGTTCCATCTAAGTGAATATTTCTTACAACATTCATATCACCATATACTGTAGATATTGTAGTAGTATCTAGTCCTAATACTTTCTTTCTGCCAGTAACAGCTAAGTCAGCACTAAAGTTAGTTGATATTTCCATATTATTTTTAAAATATCCACCTAATTTATGCAACCAATTGTAAATAGCTGTAGAACAGAAAAATACTGTAGCATTAGAATTATTAAATCTTGGGTCTAAATATTGTGACATATCATCCAAGAAATCATCTGTTGTTTTAGTATTAGAATCTAAAGTAAAGGTATTAGCATAGTTTGTTAAAAAGTCAACAGCACCTTGAGTATATTGAACATTATTTAACTCTTGTTGTTTACCAAATAACAAGGTTTGTTCAATATCATACTTATGTTCAATTAACTTATCTTTCCATACTCTTGCCCATTCATTTGGCTCATATTTAAGAACAGTTGCTCTTGCAGTATTTGTCATAGCACAAGATGTTTTAAATATTTGAGTTAAACCAAATCCTGTTGAATATGGCTGATCAAACCAAGTTTCAGGATATCCAGATCCTTCAGCATGTGCAGTACCTACTATATAAGCTCTAGCTGCTTCTAATTGTGAAGATATCAACTTATCATGAGTGTTTGTACTAGTTGTCCAAAGAACTGTTGCAGATGATCCAATAAGATCAACAGAACTTGCAGTTCCTTTTACTATTTCAAGCTCAAGAATTTGATATTCACCTGAAGGAGTTACACTTTTAATTCTACCAACTAAATAGTCTACTACAGCATAGAAATTTGTAGCTTCTCCTGCTGCTCTATAATTAAACTTTATTAATTGATCTTGAAATAAAAAGTTTGGCTTTGTATTTGAATCTCCTACTTGGAAATTGCTAGCATTAGAATTATTATAAACAACTCCAACATTACCTGTATTTTTATAATCTGTACCAACTTTAATATAATATGTGTCACCTGCATCAACAGCTCCTGCTGCAATAGTTGGATCTGTAGTTCCCACAGCATTTGTTGCTGCATGACTTACAGGGTATACATATCTTTTGTGCCAAGAATTTCTTTTTTCAGTAAATTTAAATGCTGGATCGTCGGTAGGTGTTTTTGCTACTTTTGATACAAATCTAAAAAAAGGATCTTGAGCTATTGCCAATTCACTAACTTTGTCACCAAAATTAAACTTTCGTCTCAGATCACCAGTATCTTTACTAGTGCCATCAGACCAAGTTGCAGTATCAGAAACATTTAAATTAGTGCTTGGGTTTATTGCACTTATATAATCTGACATAACTGTCTCCTATGTGTTTATTTTATTTAAGTTCAATTAAGGTTTAAATTTTTACCTCTAACCGAACAAGTTATCAGTGCCCTCATCTAGACCTTTTAAGATGTCAAACATCTTGTCGTCTTGACTTTGAGCTTCTCTTCCTGGACTATTAGCATTACTAGCACTTTGAGGTATATCTCTAACTTGTTTCATTTGGTTTAACATATCAGTTTTGGTATTATCTGCAACATTTTTTGATACTTTGTCTCTATTTAATAAAAAGTAAATATCATCCAATGTTAAAACATGTTCATTTGCTCTAGCTTGCAACTCATTAAATTCTGCATCAGACATCCCAGTTCTTTTTTTAAATTCTTCAGCCTCAGCCTTGATGTTTGCTTGTTGCTCTTGCTGTGCAAATTGTTGTTTTTCTTGATTGATTATAGCAGCTGCTTGTTGTTGTGCAGTATTTGCTATATACTCATTCAGTACCTTGCCTGAATCAGATTCTGGATTTGACATTGCTTCATGAGCATCAAACACAAAATCTTCACCAAACCTTTCTGTCAAAGACCTAGGATTTTTACCTCCTATACTATCTCTAAGTGCCTGAACTGCATCAGGACTATTTTTCAGATGCTCAATTAAAGGTCTGAATTTTGACAACTCTGCCAAGTTATCATTTTCAGCTTTTAATCTTTGAGCTTCTCTGGTTGAATCGCCATATCTTTTTTCTAAGTTTTCAGCTTTGGCTTTCCAATCCGTTTGCACCTCATTGCCAGTGTCTCCAGGGTCAGCTTCCTGAGTTACCTGTTCTGTTTCTGGTTGTGGTATATCATCACTTATTGCACCATTAACTTGTGCTTCTAAGTTGTCAAAAAAATCACTAGAGCCTGCTGTAGATTCCTCTGTATCTCCTTGAAGAACATCCTCTACATTAGGGTTACTATTATCTTTTTTAGACATATTTTCTCCTTAACTTATTGTTTGTTGTTATTTTTATCTAAACTTTTTTGAAAATCTTTTAACAAATTATTTAATTCTTTCTTCTTATAGTTAGTTTCACTAGCCAAATTATTTCTCATAAGCTTTTGTTGTGCCTGTGTTTCATAATATTCTTTTTCTGTTTTATTTCTATATCTCTGCTGATCATTGTTGATATCCATTTGTGCTTGTCTAACTTTATCTTTGATACCAGCTTGAACAACTTGTCTTTCAAGTGTTTCAATAGTGCCTTCCTTATCTTTGATAGTTTCTTGCAATTGTTGTATCTGTGATTGCATTTGTTGCATTTCACCAATTCTTTCTTGTATTTTTTCTTTATTTCTAATATCTGTTTCTGCAAGAACTGCCTGTCTATCAACTACACCTGCATTTAGTAATTGCTTTAATTCTTCTAAATATGCCCATCTATTAACAGGTAATGTAGAACCAGCAATTATTCTTATATCAAATTTTGCAGAACCATAATCATGAAATTTGCCAATAGCTTTACCAAGATCATTGTATATAGGTCTATTTATTTCAACTTCTTTTTGTTCTTGTAATGAAGAAGGTTGAACTATTCTAAATGTTTTGTGGGCACTATAAACTGATTGAGAAAATTGTTTTACAACTTCACCAACATGCTTTAGAGATGGCTCTATTGAATGTTTAAGCCAATACTTTACTCTTCTAGTGCCATACTCATCCATAGCTAACATACCTCTATAAGGCATATCTTGTGTAGCTGATGTATCTCCTTGTTGTGCTGAATATATACCAGCTAGATATTCCATATCATTTTTACCACTATTTACTATGCCAAAAAATGCATTAGATAATTGTGCAGGCATAATTGCAGTAGGTGGATCATAGCCATGATTTACAGGCAACAAAGCTCCTGGACTAGATGAATATTGTTCCCATATATCTGCATCAATACTACCCTCATAATACATATATCTAAGTGAAGAGCCTAGACTAGCATTATGAACCATAAGTTGATGTGCTTTATTTAATTCTTGTTGTTTTCCTACAAGTGGAGATACAGCTGAAATAGGATAGGGTGTACCAATCCATTTGTAGTGTATAGGTATTAAAGGATAATCTTTTATTTTTTCTGGAAGAACTTTTTCATATAAAAATTGATCTCCAGCTATACAAGTAAGTTTTATTCTATTATCATAAAAATCTACAGTATCTATTATATTATCAGCAAAATCTTTATTTTTAGTTAAAATTCTATATTCTTTCTTACTAACAACTTTATTCTCTACTTTAGACATTTCATCTTGTATTTTTGATGTAAATTCTATTTGAGCAGATTGTAATTGATTTTGCATCATAGTTGCAGCTTTTTCCATTTCAAGCTCATATCTTTCAGGCATCATTTGACCTGACTGCACAGCTGCTTCCATTTGTCTTTTTTGCTCTAAGAAATCAACTTCCATATTTTTTTGCATTTCAGCCAATTTAATTTGAACTACTTTCTTAGATTCTTCTAATTGTTCTGGAGTTAATGGAGCTCTGTAAAATACATTAACATATGCTATTTTTACTTTTTCATATGTTTCTAAATAATCTATAAGTGGATCATCTTCACCTTCATTGTTAATACCATAATCTATATCTGTTTGCAATATATCTTTTTGATCTCTATCTATAGCTTTACTAGTCAAAGATCTTTCTGATTCATATTGTGAACTTATAGAATTAATTTTTTTAGCTAAGTTTGGAAATAATTGTTTTAAATGAGTCTTAGGCAACATCTTTCTAACCATAACATAAGCTGCATCTCTAAATAACATATCTCTAGACTTAGGATCTATATAGACATCAAAAGGATCAGGCTGGTGAAGTATAACCTCACCCATGCCTTGATCCATATCTTTGTCTACAGTTACCATTAAATAACCAATTGATTTAGTAATTGCATCATTAACTGCATTAGATAATAAAGTTTGTCCATTTGAATTATACCAAATATAATCTGCTATATCAGAGAATACTGCTGCTACATTAGCATCACTACCTTCAGCACCAATAGCTTGCCATCTAGGTTGATTTGCAGTTGCATAATAGTTTAACATTTCTACAACAGGGGTAATTCTATTAATAGTAAATGTAGGCATACCTGATTCTTCTAATACAGCTTTTTCATTATCTGAAATTTGATTATCATTAGAAAAATCATACCCTCTTTGATTAATAGAAAGCCATTGATCTCTGTGTTCAGTGTTTAACCTATTGTATAGATTCTTTATTCTCTGTACTTTTTTATCTTTGTATTTTTTTCTAGACATTACTTCCCTTTATCTAATATATCAAGTAAACTCATTAAGTTATTGATATTATCATAAGCCATTGGCTTTTTCTTTTTATGAACCGTTCCAACTGGATGTGGGTTTGGATCATCTGGTCAAGTATGGTAACCTTGTTTCATTATTGTCCTTCTTTGTAGTTGCCATTGCTATAGCTTGCAATTGGATCACCAACTGATTTACTATGTGCAACACCACCTCCATGGCCCATATAGCCCATTTTATTTCTAACAGGTTTAGGTAATTTAGCAAGACCTGGATTTTTAGAAGAATCAACTTTCATCATTCCACCTTTTTTCATTTTCTTCTTCATCATTGGCATTTTGCCACCCATTTCCATTTTCTTTTTACCCATTGGCATACTACCACCATACATCATAGATAATTTATCCATCATGTCTGCCATTTTTTTCTTCATAGGTGCTTTACCACCCATTTTCATTTTTTTCTTAGGTCTTCCTACTTGTGACCCATATGTTCCTTTGCCCATTGGCATAACTCTACCCCCTTGTTTTTTTGTTTGTACATAGCCACCATCCTCACAATTCCATTTGCGAAGTGACTTGTTAATTCTTGAATTAGGATCATTGGCTGTTTTAGAAGAAGTTAGTTTCTTTTTCATCCCTCCCATTCTAGCACAAAAAGACTTTCTTCTATTTGCAGCCTTGCTACCTGGCTTTAATTTGCTAGGTTTAGTAGTTACAGCTGTTTTCAATTTAGATCCAGGATTAGCTGCTCTATAAGATGCAACTCCTTTTTTATTTAAACCACCTGAAGGATTTTTACCTTCTTTTCTTTGCCATGCAGCAGTGCTTCCACCTTTTGAAAACTTACTAGCTGCTGTAACTTTTTTAGCAACATCTTTTGAATATTTAGCTTTTACTTTTCCTTTAGATGATGCAGATCTCTTTTTTTTATTTTCACTAGCTTTCTGACCAGGTGTTAAAGATTGCCTTACTGATTTTGGAAGGTATCTTCCTCTTTGAGATTTAGGCTTCTTTTCATCACCTTTAGATATATAATCCCAATCAGCATCAGTCCAATTCTTTAAAGACTTTTGAGAAGATGCCATTCCACCATTAGCCATAGTTTCAATAAATCCACCAAGCTCTTTATAACCTCCACCTTTAGCTTTATAAGACTTAGCTAGCATTTGTGCTTTTCTAGCAGACCAAACACCAGGAGGTCCTCCTTTTCCCCCTGCTTTGATTCTACTAAATAAATTTTTTCTCATAGTAGGCTTAGTATAGTTACCAGCCTTATTAACTGTACTTTTAGACATAATGTTTACCTATCACTTTCTTTGCCCTAAATATAAAACATGTTGCATATTAAGCCACTACCCAAGATTTAGCTTTAGGTTTTTTCTTTGAATATGAACCTTTATTTTCAGTCACTCCTTTAACAGGAAAAGAATATTTACAAGCATATGCTAGAGCATCAATAGTATCATCATGTGACATCCTTGGACCAAATGTAAGTATCTCTTGATATAAATCATAATGCTCAGGCTTTAAATATATTTGACCTACAGAAAATCTAGCTGCTAATACTTCTTGTATTCTGTCTCTTTTAGACATTCTAGTCCCAGGCTTCTCTGCTTTAAATTTAATTGAAAAGTCGTTTCTTCTTTTCATCTCAGACATAACTGATTGTATTACAGGCTTTGACATAGATGTATCTTCTATAACCATTAAATTAGAATGATATATATGTTGCATATCAAACATATAGTCCACTATGCCCTTTTTGTCTTCACCTGGTATTCCAAGAACAGGCAAGGATCTTTTTCTAGTATAATCTAATATATATATATTATTTAACTCATCTACTGCTACAAACAAAATAACTGAGAAATCTGCATCTCTTCTAGTAGAATCTGTAGCTGGATCTACACCTGCAAATACATTGACTGGCTTAACATCTCCATTAGGAAAAGTTAAAAATCCAAGACCTGCTTCTGGTTCATACATATATGTAGCTTCATATTCTTTTATATGACTTCTAGTCCACATTGAATCTTCTTCAGATTGAACTTGCATCATATATTCTTGATAATATTTATGAGGCTGACCTGAGTCAGCATAAAACTTTTTCTTTCTTTCTAATTCTTTTTTTCCAAACCAGCTACCCCACAATGCTGTACCATCAGATTGTTCTGCTTGAAACATCTTCACATTCCAAGAAAACTTTTTATTTTTCTTTTCAGCTTTTTGATAGTTAACAATAAGATTATTAATAAAGCTATCAAAATGTACAGGAGTACCATTAATCCTAAGACGACCAGTATGGGGCTCAAGAGCAGGGAATACCACAGCAGTAATAAGGTTGGAATTTTTGTTTCTAGCTTCTGGAGTAATTGTGTTGTTTTCATCTTCAAAGTCATCCAATACAATAAGATCATATCTTTTATGTAGCTTTGCCCCTCCTCTTATACCTGATATATTAGATTTAGATATTAATTTACAACCATTAGCCATTTCAATATCTACTTCAGTCCACTTCTTGCCTCTAAGATCCCCAAAATAATATTGTATCTTTTCATTAATTTCTATATGAGATTTAATATAATCCATATTACCAGTAGCAAGTTTAGCTGTAGCTGATACCCAACCATAGAACAATGGATCTGGTTTTTTATCTACAAATCCCCATTCAAAATCTTTCTGATTAAAACAAAAAGACCTCATAAGGTCTGCTTTGGTTAATACTGTTTTGCCATGTCCTCTAGGCATTATAATAGCTAATTGCTTAATATTTTGATCATTAATTGAATCTGCTACATCATAATGAAACCAAGGTGTTTCTGATCTTAAAAAGTCATCAGGTAAGAATAATTTACCAAAAGCTATTAAATCATTATAAGCCATTCTTAAAGCTTCTTCTTCTTTAGAAACATTGTGAAAGTTAATATTAGCCACTATACAGGAAGGCCTAGTCTAGGTTTTATATATGCTACCTCTGCATTTAATCTCATGTTTTCTGCTTTTAGAGCTTCTAGTTCTGACTCTATAAACTCAGTTCTTTCTAATAGAGTTTCTAAGCTATTTAATATTTGATCCATGCAATTTTCAATATCTGCTACTCTTGCATTTAAAGTAGGTTTTTTAGTTTTTTCAGCCATTATTTCTTCTTCATTAATTTAAATAAATTTTGAATTTTAGGATCTACCTTACCACCTTGCATCATTTTAGGCAATGCACCTTTTTTATTAATGTAATCCAAAGTTTCTTTTCCCAATGCATCTGCAGATGATTTTTTTATTACATATTCACCACCTTCCATTTCAATAGGTTTGTTACCTACCTGTGTAAGTATGCCACCTTCTTTATGGCTAGGGCCTTTTAAGAGTCCACCTTTTGACATACTATCGGCATGTTTCTTTACTCTTTTAGCTTGACTAGCATGCATCTTAGATGCTTTCTTTAATTCTTTAGATATTTGTTTTAAATCATCTACACTTCCACCTTCCATCATTTTCTTCATACCTTTTTTATCTACTTTTACTTTTTGACCAGTTTTAATTGCATGATTTAAAGCATCTTGCATGCCTTTAACTGTGTATGGAAAATGTTTTTTACCTACTAATGGCATAATATTACTCCTTTAATTCTTTTGGTTTAACTGCAGCTTCTAGCTGTGCAGGTTGAAATCCTTGAAACAATGCACCAGTAACCTCTTGCACTTTAGATGTTTCTTTTATTTCTAATATATCTTCAAGCTCTATTAAAGCTTTTAGTCTGTCAGAGTCTTTTTCAGCAGTAGTAGCTATATCTCTAATCCCTGACAATACTAGCTCCATATCTATACCTAAATTCTTTAATACAGGTTTTAAATCTTCTCTCATTAACTTTTTAATCCTCTCTGTTTTAATTAATATTCCAGCAGATGTATAAGCATGTCTTCTATTTTTAGTCTTATATACTTTTAAATATGCCTCTTCTGGACTTATGCCTTTTGAAACATATTGAGCAAATAGAACCTCATTGGTAGTAGGGTCTTTTCTATCTCTTAATGAACCCTGCTGGTACTTCTTGCCTGAAAATGAATAAATGTTATCAAAAGGATTGGTATGCAATTTAGTTGATTTTGCAGTTGAGAAAGTACCAGTGCAGGTTCCTAAGTATTTAACCTCTTTAACCTTACCTCTTCTCTTTCTCATTATGCCAGATCTTAATATCTGAACTATTGACCCATCATCAGCTTGAACCCAATCTCCAATATCAGCATCTCTCCAGTTCTGCAGATAGTTTAAGTCTTGAGGCAACTCTGTTACATCATCATATACAAGATGTTTCTGTTTTGATATAGTATATTCTCTCATAAGTACTGGCACCCTCAAGGTGCCTATGTTTTAACTAGTAGTAACAACTGATGTAACAAAGTAATTTTATTAAATTAGTTTTATCACACACAATATTACATAGTGTTAAGCATATAAATCAAGGCTTATGTTTCTATCAGAAAATAGGTTTTAGTTGCAATCTAAAACAGTTTGGGAAGCCAATCCAAAAAATTGGGGCATTTTAATGCTTGTCTTATTTACTATACTACCCCCACTTCAATTAGCTTTTCTGAATTAAAATTCAGTTACATTTCAAGTTGCATTTCAATTTTAATTCAACTGCAAGGTGTCTGCCCATCTGTACAGTCTTTCAGACTGCAGCAGGTGCAGACCGTATCATTTGTTGTAACATATTGTTTAATGTAGTTATTGTTGTTGCATAGTTTGTAGCAGTGTTAATGCTTTCTTTCTGTATTTGGGTATGTATGTACATACTATATATTATTAGGACTTATACTTAAACTTATAGGAGAACTAATGTTAAAGAAACTTATAGAACCTGATTGGACACTTGCTGTTTACTTGATGATATTACTTCATCTAACTTGTGTCACTTGTATTATTGTAGTTGTAAAGCTGTTGTTAAGACTTCTATCTATATTCTAACAGCTTTATGTTTTTGGGTAGTGGCAAGATAGTGTCACTACCCTTATATTTATTATTGAGGTAGTTCATAGTTAAAACATATCCAATAGGACTAACAAGGGCTTGAACCACTAATGCCTGATGAGGCTACCAAGACATTGGTTGTAGGGATACAAAATTGAACTATATTAAAAGTGCTAGAGTGTAAAATTGGCTGAAATAGTGCCGTATGCTTGTTCTATGCTACCTCAACAAATTTGTTTTTTGGTTTATTGATAACAAGATTAGCATCAATAGACCATTTATTTAGGCTAATCACAAGAAGAAAGGATTTATTTCAATGCAAAATGAATCAAATGAAACAGTTGTAAACTCTCAACCTCAAAAAGCAGTAAGGGTTTACAAAAGAACATCCACAAAAGCAGGGTGTTATTACACAAATATTGTATCAACTACTGTAACAATGTTTGGCTTCAAGTCAAGATATCAACTTGGTAACAATGCATCAGGAGAAAAGCAACACATATGGTTTCTTAATGATCCTGAAGTTCATATTGAGGATCTGCCTGACAAAGCTTGGGGATACATTGGAGGAGACTTGGTTGATGACAAAGAATATGAAAGAAGATCTAAAGCATCTCAACCTGTTGAATCTAATACCAAACAAGAATCATCTACAGCACAAGCACCTTTCTAACTATTCCTCCACAACATAGGGGGGCTTATGCCCCCTTTACCTCTAAATATTGATCCCTGTATAAGATATAGACAGTTTTGCCAAAGAGGCATTGGGATCTATATCAGGAGAGGGAGTGTTTGGTTTAATCTAAACAGGGCCAAATGTACAGCACTCCCTATAACTCCTTAAAAAGGTGTCAGCAAGGCTGACCAATACTGTAGTTGTATTCATAACTGTCATTGGTGGCTGATAAAATGGTTGCTGATAAAGTTGCTTGATGTTTAAATTTTAAATCTAAATAAAGAAAGAGAGAGTCTAATGAACAAAATAGAAGAATATATAAAACAAAGATATGTTAAATATATGAGGCTGGCTGATAGCTTAATCAAAGATAAACAGCCTCCAACAAAAGCTTTTAACAACCTAACAGAAGATGAACAAGCCATTATAAAACTATATAATGACAGAGCAGATAGGTACAATCAATTGTTAAAAGCTAAACAACTGTTAAAATCAGCCAAGAAGTATGATGTAAGGTCTATGTCTATCATAGAAATAATAAAGGTTAAACTAGGCTATGTATAATGCTAAACAACCTTATATGCAGAAGTGGCAGCTCGTTGACTGGGCTGCTACTTACTTTAAAGAACCTAGACACAAGTTTAACAAATGGTCTAAAGCCAGATTATTTGCTGTAAGAATGTCTGTAATAAAGAAACAGGAGAAATAAGTGAATCAGATAGAAAGAAATAGAGTTAATAGAAAGCTTGATACTAATGAAAAGATAGTAATAAAAGCTTTAACTGAAAAGATTTCATCTTTAAAATTTGAGATAAAAAGATTAAGGAGAGCAAATGATAAAAGATCAATGCTATGAAAATGATTGGCATGACATTTGGTACATTTGGTATCTATCTAATATTGAATGTGAAGGTAGCTATGACTAAAAAAGAAATGATAGATAATATGCAGTATCTTGGAGACAGGGTACTGCATGGAGAAATACTTCTAATGAAATGGATGTCATTAATAGATGAACCAATGGAAGGTATGCCTATAGATAAATTAAAACTAATGGAAGAAACACATCTTTTTATAACAAGAGAGAGAGGTAATGATGATTAAAGTAAATAAGAAAACTAAAGTAACTAAGAAAGCTAAAGCTAAGCCTAAAGTTAAAAAAAAACCACCTTTAATTGAATCAATAAAAGAAAGTCCAGAGATAAAGCCTGCTACTGCTGTAGATATAATGCTAGCTAGCTTTGCTACTATACTGTCTACTATTTATACAACATATGCTTATGTAAATAATATGATATACAAACCTTTCTTTATAGTGCTAGCTATATCTTTCTTGCTTGTAGTCTTTAGTTGGAAGGAGTACTATGAAAACAACAACTAACTCACAACAAACTGTTCCAATTACCCTTGAACAAACAGTACAAAAAGTCAAAGAACACAACAAAGAAATAAAACAGATAAAAGAAATGCTAGGAGATATTCTTACACATATATCTCATACTTATGGAAACATAAATGATATAGCTAATGTCCTTAATGCTGCAGAAAAAGAATGGATACCAGAAGATAAGGAAGGACAGATTTCTCATTATAAAAATAAAATCAAAGAGGTTCAGAGTGAAGACATATAGACTAAAGCAAATCAGTTTAACACCTGATAAATATGGTAACAATATAACTGTAAAGATGGTAAGTGAATATAAAGACAACAAGTTTGTTAAACATATAAAGCTAGACAATAAGGCTATGGCTATACTAGCTAATGGAGAGCTTTGCCATCCTGAACAACTACAAGATGCTGAAGATATATTAAACAGCATAACCAAAGATAGTAACCCAGATTATATATTCAACAAAATAGAACAATATAAAACTAAATACAAATAACTTTGTGTTTTTGGGTTTAAACAAAGAAGGAGACCAGATGTCAAAGATATATGAACATCATAAAGATAAAGAAGATATATTTGATACAATGCCTACAATGAATGATGTAGAGCAAGAGTTGTATCTAATAGAAACAGTAAGAGTAATGAAAGAAGCACAAGCTTTGCTTGGTATTAAAGCTAATCCAGAAGCTATACAGCAATGCTTAACAAGACTACAAGAACAAATCAATACAGCTGAAGAAACTATATTGCAGTTTGAAATAGACATGGAAGAAATGGCTAAGCATTATGGAAAGAGGTAGCTGTGAAAGATGTGAAGAAGAAGATGCAGTACTAAGAGATCCTCATGGAGATGAGGTCTGTGTTACTTGCTATAACATAAGTGTAGGTGCAATAAAGAAAGAAGAGGAAGAACATGAGTAAAGAAAGAGAATCAATATTTTCAAAAATAATCTGTGCATTTCTAACAAGCTGTAGTAAATTAGGCTTTATTACTAAAATAAAGACAACTAAATATCACACTACAGCATACATGCCTGGAGGTATTACTTTCAGGCAGTATCATCCCAGAGAGGTCTAATGCAACAAAAAGAAAGAGATATATTAATAGAGTTTATAAAAGCTCATCTACATCTGTTTACACAAGATGAGCTTGACTACTTTGTAGACTATATTGTAACAAAGAATATAGACTTTAGAAAAAAGACTGAAATAAATTAAATAGCTAACATATGTGTGTGTGGAAGCTATTAGGGACATAGGTACCTCTCTTTCTACCTGTGTCCCTTTCATTAATTAGAGAGCCAACAACTGGTCCTGTAAGTCCTGCGATATGCCCTCGTCGGCTCCAAAGGCAAGGTTTAAAATGAGGCTCTCTTATAATTGGTAACCAACAGGCTGAGTGGGAAGGAGAGGTAGCTCCTCTTACATAGCATGCATGAATATCCCAGCATGCCCAGCCTATAAAATTCCCTGTCATAGTAGATAGAATCATGAGCTTTTTAGATAAAGTTGGTGATAGATATTATCTTTCTGACACAAAGACTATGGCAGGGATAAACTTTAAGGAGATAAATGGAAGAAGAGTTTGATAACTGGGAAGAAGTACCTGATGAAGACTTGTTTCAAGATGGAGAACTAACCAATGAACAAGCAATGATAAAAGCTTGGGACAATGTCTATTATGGAAAATATAAATTAATAAGAAGGAGAACATAATGCTAGAAGCAGATATAATAAGAAAATGGACTAAAGTAGCTTCAGATATATTAGTAGGCAGAACAATAACAGAAGTAGCCTACTTAACAAAGACAGAAGCAGAAGAAGACTTTGGTTGGCATAAAAGGCCTATAACTTTTACTCTTGATAATGGAACAATAATAATAGCACAAATGGATGATGAAGGTAATGATGGTGGTGTGCTTAAAGCAGAGTTTCCAGGACAAACAGTAGAAATACAAGGACAGAAGTATTTAAAAACAGAAATAATGCCAGTATTAAGATAAATAATAAAAGAAGGAGACAAACATGTCAAATAAAATAAGTGTTCAACAAAGAAAGTATTTTACTAAAAGAATAGAAGAAGCTATAGATGCTAAGATATCAGTTCTTAAACATAAAAATGCTGCTAAAGTAACTGATCTAGGTAATAAAGAATATGAAAACTACCTTAAAGAAATAGATGTATTTGATAAACTAATGAGATTCAATGTAATAAAAGATGAAGCTGATAAACTTTGCAGTACTTTAAAACAGATCTATGAAAATATTAAACAGGCTTTAGATGTAAAAGGTTACAATCATGACTGGCCTACTATATATAATGGATCAGGCTATGAAACTATAAATTCAGCATTTAGAAAAGCTTGTGAAGAAGTTGCATTGCAAAATAGCAAAGGTAATGATCTAGGAAAAGAAATAGAAAAACTAGAAAGACAGAAAAGAGCAGCAACAGATCTTCTTCATGGCATTAATGAACTTGATGGACTAACAGCTGAAGTCAATAAAATATTAACTGGTGCAGGTGTACCACAATTAGGAGCTTAATATGTCTTTCAATAGTGATATAGATAAATTAAACAGAACAACTGAAACACTTTCATCTGTAATAAGGAATCTTAAAGCATATCAACAGCCAAACATAGATGTTAGCTCAGAAATATCAACATGTAGAAATGCATTAGATTCTGCTGACTCAGCATTGCATGATCTTGAATTTGCAATAGATGAACTAGAAAAGAAACTAAGAGGAGAAGACTAATGGGTTTTGACATATATGGATTAGATCCACAAACAGAAAAAGGTCATTATTTTAGGAACAGTGTATGGCATTGGCATCCATTATGGAGACTAATATGTGTATATTGTGATGATATATTGACTAAAGAAGACATAAGAGCTGGCCAATACAATAAAGGCCATGCTATAGTAGGAAAAAAAGCTAATAAAATATGCAAAAGACTATTAGACAACATAGAAAAAATACATGCTGATATAAAAGAATATGAAGAAAAAAGGTCTAAAGAAAAAGGGTTTAGTAAAAATTATCCTCTCAAGTTAGACAATGTATTAGAGTTTATAGACTTTTGTAAAAACTCTGGGGGCTTTACTATACATTAAAGCCTTGTGTTTTTGGGTAATTTTATACTAAATTATCAGGCAGAAAAGGGCTGCATA